TTTACGAGAAGCTACGTCTCCATCAAAGTCACCAATTAAATCACCAGCTAAAAGTGTTAATTCACCTTCAGTTAATTCTTCAGCTAAGTTCTTATTAAACTCTTCATTGTCTTCTGCTTTTTCAATATCAATCTCTAATCCATCCATGTTAATTTTGACAGATTCAGGATCTTCAATTTCAATTTCTATAGGTGGCGCTTCTGGAATTGCTGCGAGACCTTGTGGTAGTTCATATAGTGCTTTGTCGATTGCCATAATTTTTCCTTAGTAATATGCAACTTTACGTCTAAATTCTCTTGGTTCGTCTGGTTCGTCTGTTGGAAGATTAACGAATCCTCCCTTTCTAAACCGAATAAGAGCTTGGGTTGAAGAGTCCACTAAGTCATCGTGGTCTGAATTTGGAAATGCTGCCATCTCTTCTATGACTTCTTCGGCCCAACGCTTTCTTGGTGCCCATACCTTGCCAGATGCAAATAAATCTGTTACAGAGTTTAATCTGCTTATTTTATCGTTTCCACGGGTTGGTGTAAACTCTTGAACGGGTATTCCCATCCTTCTTAACTCAAATATTAACGGGGCTCCAGAGGCCTTGGCTTCTATGATAAAAGCATCTGGTTGCCATTCTTGATAGTATTCAAGCGCTCTTGCCTTGAGTTCTGGAAATTCCATCCGCTCTTTAAGAGCATCAAGAAGAATAATATGAGGATCATTTTCGTTTTCATCTTTATAAAAAACTCCCCAAGTTGTGCATGCTGAATAGTCAGAACGCTCATTCTTTGTAAAAGCAGTATCCCATGATTGAATAACAAACTGACAGTAAGGTGGGTTTTCTGCTTCCCACTCCATCCACCATTCACGCTTAACTAAAGCACCTTCTTCAGAGGTTGGGTTTTGTTGATACTGAGCTGACCATTTACTTAATGGCAACTCAATACGAAGTTTACTTAATTCATCGTAAGACCAGAACTCTGGCCATAAAGGTTTTTCAGAAGGAAGGATTGCTGGGAGCTCAATAATTTCCCATTCATCTCCATCACGATCTGTCATTGCTTGCAAGATCTTACCTGTCAGGTCTCTCTTAGACCAACGGGTCATAACCACTACAATAGAGCCTCCAGGTTGTAAACGCTGACGTGGACCTGAAGTATACCACTCATACACCTTATCGAATACTGATGGATCTGCTGACGCTAACGCTGCTTCCTGTTCCGAATGCGGGTCATCAATGATGAGTAGATCAGCTCCCTTACCTGTGACAGTACCACCCACACCAATAGCAAAGTACTCACCATTAGCATTAGTACTCCAGCGACCAGCAGCTTTAGAGTCAGACCGAAGGGCGACATTTGGGAATATTTTCGCATAGACTTCAGAGTCTACCAGATTTCGCACCTTTCGTCCAAACCCAACTGCAAGTTCTGCTGTATTGGAGCACTGAATGATCTTCTTGCCAGGGAATCTTCCTAAGAACCAAGCTGGCAGCATAAACGATGCAAACTCTGACTTAGTATGGCGAGGAGGCATATTGATGATAAGTCGCTTAGTCTTGCCTTCAGCGATCTCTTCAAACTTCCTAGCCATTAAGGCATGGTGTCTTCCATGAATGAATCCAGGCCACATCGTAGTTACAAACTTCATAAAGTCTTCTTGGCCTTCTTCACGAACTAAGGCGTTGTCATATTCACGTACTTGCTCCAGAACCATAGTCTGTTCTTCTGGAGATAGCATATTTATCAGTTCTACGACTTTATCGCTCATTTATTTCAAACCTAGCTTGTAATCGTTTATATTTGGCATACCAATAAGAATTACTATTCATGACCTTTATAGGCTTATGAAATATTCCACGCACCATTGTGAAGCGTTTAGCACATGGCTTCATTAAATAAGTTATTCCTAATTCAAATTTATTCAAGGTCTCTTACCCTTAACCCTGCTGGACGAATCGAGCGTGATCTGCCCTTAACCCCTTTGCAAACCCCGATCTCGATAAGTATCTGCATCTTCCTAGCGACATTACCTCTGCCCCTTTCGCCAGTAAGACGCATCACGTCATCAATAGTCGGACCAAATCCATAAAGCTTCCAGAACTCGTCTACGATTAAGAATATCTCTTTTTGTGCTGGGGTCATGTTTATAAGTCCTTAACTCCAAGTTCTTTAGCTGCCTTCCAAGCTTCCCACATTTTCTCATCGTCATACTCCAATGAGGATAGACTTGGGCTTTGGCAAAATATCCGTTCATACCAGTAAGTAAACTCTGGGCTGTAGTCTAGTGCCTTAACCTTTTTAAACCCATCGTTGTTAATCATATCCACATACCTCTTAACCACTTCACCTGTGGACTTATCTAGTTCGTATTCGTAGTCTTTCATGCAAACCTCTCAGTAGCTGTCCATAATCCATATGCAAGGCCACACCACAAAGAGACTAGTAAAGCCATTATAAAATCTTCCCGCCCCACTTCACTCTTGAGGTCAGTCCATATGGAGTAAACAGCAAAGAGTATCGTATTAAGATAGATAGTGAAGACAAAGTACCATATGACGTGAGTATAGACCATAGAGACATCAACCCTTTCCATTATACTTCCTTCCAATTTGCATTAGGTATAGGGTCTAGTGCGGTATGGGACCCAATTTCTATAGGGGGGGTGTCTCTAATAACGTCCTTAGGGTTGGTATTATGTAAAATTGATACCCCCTCCCCCTCTTGATTTGGAATTGATAAGGGGGGTGTTTCCATGTCGGAGATCGAAAGCTTCTGGTTGAGAATACGTTCATTGAAGTTGGATGATTGATTGTCTGGAATACTATGCATAGGTTCGCCACCAAAAAAATCTCCAATTTGGGGGGTCGGAGTGGGTGGGGTCTCGGCTTCCTCGTTTTCTGTCAGCTCTGCATCGTTTGGGTAGATTGTCGGCTCGTGGTCTATAGTTTCGCCTGTAATCTCTGCTAGAAGGCTTTCAGCATCCCTTTTCTTATCTGTGCTTATGCTTCGGCTGTTGGCTATGGCTTGGGCTAGTGTCTTTAATAGCTTGGTCTTGGCTTCCGTTGTGTTGTCCGTCTTGATGATCTCTTTTCGCTCTGTAAATAGGCTCACCTCTGTCATCTTGCCTATTAATTCAAGGGCTTTAACTTGAACACTTGGAGGCACTTTATCATCGAGGGCTTTCTCGGTCAGCTTTTGTATAGCTAATGACCTTAAATGAGCGGGGAAAAGATATTTTTGAGCCTCGATGCTCACCTTAACCGCCTCAATCATATTGTTAATGTGTGGGTTTTTTAAGAGCCGTTGTGCCTCGTTGGCTTGGGTCGTTGGCTTGGCTTCTGTATCGTAGGCTTCCCTGTAGGCTTGGGCTTTAGGCTTACCCATTGCTACGGCTTCAGCGAAGTCTTTTTGCTTCTTGGTCAAGGTCTTAGGCTGTCCCATGAGCAAGGTGTCTATTGGGAACTGCTCAAGCCCCTCTTTGATCTGCTTTCGTGTGAGTTTCATAAATAGTAGGTATTTAATAGGTATAGGTTAAAAGTCTCATTATAGGACAGGATTTTACATAACACAAGCACACAATCGAATCAGGACGAACGATCTCTTCTTGGTTGATACTAGGACATAGGGATAAATTGATCTCTTTACCTTGTCTCTTCCTATATGGATTAGAGGTATAAGGGCATCTCTTGGGCTGTTTGGCTTCGCCTTTTAGGCTACATAAAAGGGGCGGTTTTGTCAGTCGTTAATTATTGCTCAAAAAGCTTGCAATATATTAAAAGCTTCGGCACAATCTCTTTTAAGAGGTTAATTGTTAATCTCTACTAATTGAAAGGGCTTAATCATGGATAAGGACATTGAACAATACGCACCGCTTAAAGCGGTTAAGCTTGGTGAGTTTGTAAAGCGTAAGGCAGAACATTCAAAAATATATCGCAAGGGGGAATACGACAGAAGCCTTAAGGGGTATTGGCTTCTTGATTGTGATGACATCTCAAGGGCTATTCTTGTTAAGAGTGATAAGCCCGTTTATATAAACTTTATCTATTAAGGGGGTTGAAAATGACTTTTTCTGTATTGGTATCTGATATGAGCGATGACGATCTATTGTCTTCTTATGACTTCTATGAGGGTTTAATGTTTAAGAGTTTAAGGGACGATTTAAGGCTTGGACAAATAACAAGCGAATTATCGAGGCGTGGTATTACTTATGATTTTAATGAATCTCTACTTCAATTTATGAAAGGTGTTAATCATGGATAAGCAATCAATCTTTAAATATGAGTGGATTTTGAACACTTTGGACAAGATGCACAATCAAGAAGTTAAGCCCGAAACGATTCAAGCGGTATTTAATATACCGTTAAGCGATGCTAGGGACATTCTAAGACAATATAAGGAGGGTCAGTCATGAATCATTATGCAATCTTAAGAGGCATTCAATGTTGCCTTATGTTAATCATTGGGCTTATTTGCATAGGCTTTCTTGATCAAGCTTTGGCGGGCGGTTTGTGCTTCGCTGGGGCTTTTCTTTATCTTTG